ATGTCTGATAAGAAAAAATCCGCGCTTGAAGCACGCTTGGAAGGGCGCCAGATCAAAGCGGCGCTGTTGTGCGTTGAACGCGAGTTCGCACCAGAAGATGAACGCAAGTCATTCGATGAAATTGCGGACGAAGTCGGAGTAAGCCGTATGTCGCTGTTTAGATGGCGTACCGGGAATCGCGCATTTATCGATTACGTAAACCACATCGCGGACGATTTCCTCGCATCGGAACGCGCGCTAGTTTATCGCCAGCTTATGAAGACGATAACCGGTCCGCAGCCGAGCGTTAAGGGCATCGATCTCTACTTCAAGCGGCACGGTCTCATTACGCAGCAGGTCGCGGTCGAATCGAAGGATGCCGGAACTACTCGCACAAACGAAGAGATTGCGCAGGAACTCGAAGAACTGGACGAGCTGCTTGCGGAAGGCGACGGCGAAGAATAACGAAGGAGGTGCGCTTGGATGGCGTTTATCGACGGTGCCTGGCTTGATAAATCCGCGCGAGAAGAGCGCATCAATCTCGTTAGTGAACGCGCCAAGAAACTGCGGGCGTTGATTAAGTCCGGCAAGGCAACGACATATCACGAAGAATCCTTTCGCGCTACGATCGCAGAGCTTAAGCGGATCAAACGCATCGATCGAGCCGAGTACGACTTATTGTACTTCACTTACGAGTATTTCTCGGAGGATCTGAATCCGGGTAATCCCGATAACTTGATACCGGCCGGTCAGCGGTATGAGGACGCGGCGGAGTTTCATCGGACGTTGTGCTCGCTCCTAGACGATATCTCGCGCGGCGGAATCGAATCTAACGTCGGATGGTCGGTGGGACGGCGCCATGCTAAGACAGCGTATTTGTCTAACGCGTATCTTTGCCACCAAGCGGTATATCGGCTGAAACGTTATATCGTCGAGGTTTCGGAGACAACGGACGTGGCCGGCGACTTTATCCAGTGGGCACGTAATCAGCTCGTATTTAACGAGAAGCTACGCGAGGACTTCGGTGTTCTACTTCATCCGCGTAAATCGATGAATGAGACGGACAACAAGTACGAATTTATCACGCTGACCGGAACGAAAGTAGAAGCGAAGGGCATGGGAACGCAGATGCGGGGTCTCCGCCACGGATCGCAGCGGCCGGACTTGTTCTTGCTTGACGATTTGGAATCCGGCGACAATACGAATACAAAAGAACTCCGCGCTAAAAACTTGAATTGGTTCCGGACTGAGATGCTTGAGGCGCTCGGCTTCGGTGGCATTTGCGTATACATGGGAACCATCGTTCATTATGACTCACTGCTCAATCACGTACTGACCAAACGTAAAGACTTCATCTCGCGTAAATTCCCGGCGATACTGAGTTGGTCTGAGCGCGAAGATTTGTGGCAACAATGGCGCGACATTTACAACGCAGACCGAGACGAAGCAAAGGACGAGGCTGATGCTTTCTACACAAAGAACGAGGCGGAAATGCTGCGCGGCACAGAGGTCTTGTGGCCGCAAGCATATACGTACAAGTATTTCATGGAGAAGCGCGAAGCCATCGGAACAAAGGCGTTTAACCAGGAATATCTCGGCAATCCGATCGACGAAGAATCGCAGGTATTTAAGCCGGAGGATTTCGTTTACTACGTCGAGTCAGATATCGACACAAACTCACTCGAAACTTATGCTGGCCTTGATTTCGCGATGGGGAAAGAAAAAGGGGATTATAGCGCAATTATCACCGTTGGCAAGTCCGCAAACGGTATTTGCTATGTCCTGGACGTTTTTCTTGAGCGCGTTCATCCGGACGCTCTGCTTGATACAGCGGTTGAAAAGGCGATGCAGTATCAATACGACGGATTGGCAGTCGAGGCGCAGCAAGCGCAGGAATGGTTCGCGCAGAAGTTGGCGGAGGCCTTACAGAAGCGCGGATACCCGGCGCACACTCGCTTAAAGCAGATCAAGCAGCGTACGCGGAAAAGCCTGCGGATCGAGGCGCTACTGCCGGACATCCAAGCGGGCCGTATCCGATTCAAACGAGAACAGCGCCTACTACTCGAAATGTTCGAACTATACCCGAATCACAATCATGACGACGGCCCGGACGCCTTGCAAATGGCCGTTTCTGCCGCGCTATCATCTTCCGGGTATGTCCGGACAGCGCGAAAACGCACACGATAACCCAATGAAAGGAGGGCGCAAATGTTAGCGAAATACTTAGCTCCGTACGCTACGATTAGCGAAGATTTTTACGAACGTTTGATATTCTCGCCGCTGCAGCAAGCGCTTGGCGCGAGGACGTGGCGCAGAATTGACCGCCAACTACGCGATTACGAGTATTATGCCGGCAAGCAACACGTTAGCCCCGAGACGGGCCAACTCGTAGCTGCGGAAGACATGCCGCGGCCCCCCGGACTCGATTACGACCCGACGCGTTTTCCCACGAACTATTTCAAATCTTTTATCGACAAGAAGGCGCGATGGTTGATGGGCGGCCAGCACGGAATCAACGTTCCGACTCCGCAGGAACCGACGGCGGAACAGGCGAAAATGGCCGCGGACTACGAGTCGCTGCTGTATCAGTTGTGGCGCGAAAACAAGATGCGTACGTCCTTAACGAAAGCCGCGCGTGATTACCTTATCGCTCGGCGCGTCGTATGCAAGATCGTATTTGACGCTAATACCGGTAAGCTGCGTTGGGTATGGCGGCCAGACACCGAATTTGTACCTGTTTACTCCGACGAAGACATGACGCTATTGATCGGCGGCCACTTCGTATCGGAGCGCGAGGAGGGTGGGCGGACGCTCATCCGCAAAGAATCGTTTACGCTCGAAGCCGGTCGGTGCTATTACGAAGACGCCGAGTATACAACGGACCTGCAGCTCTACAACACGGTCACGGAAAAAGCGTCGATGGGCATCGATTTTCTTCCGCTCGTTGTATTCGCAGTGCCGGGACTATCCGGCGAAGAAATGGACACATCGGAAATCGAAGCAATGCGCGCCGTTACCGACCGCCTCAACGCGATGAACGAGGACGCAGCCGACTCGCTTAAATTCGAAATGTTCGCGATGACGGCGCTCCTTAACGTGCCAGCGGGGACAGCGGAGAAAGTGCAGATTGCGCCTGGCGCAGTTATCGAAGTAGCTGGCGGAATGGGCGGAAACGACGCGAAACCGGACGTTAAACGTATTGAGGGAACGTTCTCTTGGTCAGCGGCATTCGACGGACAATACTCGCGATTGAAAGCGGCATTGCACGAAATTACGTCGCTACCTAACGTTGTACCGCAAGAACTCAACTTCGGCGGACTCAATGGCGACGCGCTTCACGTACTATTCCAATCGATTATACAAGAGACCGAAGAACACTGGCTCGAATGGCAGGACGGTCTGCAGGAGCTTCACGAAAAGTCTATCCGTTACCTACAAGCGCGCCTTGATCGCGCTGTTTTTGCGTACGACAAAACGGTTGTACGTTCTATCACCGATTACACAAACGAAATTAAATTTGTTCTTCCGCTACCGGATAACCGCAAGTCTCTCGTTGAATTGTTAACGGAGGAAACAGCAAGCGGATTCGAATCCGTCGCTGGTGCTATGCGCCGATTGGGCGTGGAGAATGTCGCGGCAAAGAAAGCGGAGATATCCGAAGAAATGGCGGCAAACAGAGCCGCAACCGATCCGTATCAATCCGCGGAATAGAACCGCACGACCTACGGCACGTCGTTAAACTGGCGGTCATTTAACGTAATAGTCGACGGACTTTAAACGGGAGGAATGCGATGGAACACGAACCAAAACGTTTTAGATTGCCGCTGAATTTGCAATTATTTGCGGAAGGAGATCCGGCTGACCCCGATCCGCAAGATCCGGCACCTAAGAAAGTCGAGTTTACCGCGGAACAACAAGCGGCAGTAGATGCGCTAATTAAAGACCGTCTCGCCCGTGAGCGCAAGAAATTCGACGACGAAAAGAATGCGGCACAAGCAGAAGCCGAACGTAAGGAACGCGAGAAAAACGAGGAATACAAAGCGCTGTACGAAAGCGCACAGGCGGAACTCGACCGCGCTCGTACCGAAGCGAAGACGGCAGCATTGGCCGCAACCAAAACGCAATTGCTAGTTGAGGCCGGATACTCGGCGGAACAATTGGCACGCGTTAGTAAGTACGTAATTGGCGAGGATGAGGACGCAATTAAAGCGAGTATTGCCGAAGTCATTGCGGACATGCCGCCGAAAGCAAACGGGGTCGACCCGAATCCGGGGAACGGTCGTAAACCTGATCCGAAGCCTGGCGATTTAACGGACGAGGGAAAGGCGTTGTTCGAGCGCTTGAAGGCTGCGGGGAAGATTCGGCGTTAATTGGATTCGTTGACATAACCAAAACCAAGGAGGAACACAAATGCCAGCTTATAGCTTGAAAACATCTCAAACAGCGTTTAGAGGCGGAAAGAATATTCTTGCATCCGAACATCTCCAATTTATCGAAGGTGGCGCAACGCTTGACGGAACGAAGTTTCCGGCTGGCACGGTCGAAGTAGGAACGCTGATCGCGCGCAACACTACGTCGGGTAAATTCGAACCATTCACTACCGCGACGGGATTCGATAACTTCGGAATCTTGAACATCGATTTAGTTTCCGATGGAGCTACCGATTTTGTTGTTGGTGAAGTAATTGTTCGCGGCTCGGTATACGAGGCTAAACTGCCAACTAACGCAGCTCTAGCAGATTTCAAAGCAGTTACGCCAATGATTCGTTTCGTAAAACACATTTAGTCAACAGGCGCCTTTCGGTAATCGGAGGCGTCTTTTTTGCGCCCAAAAACACACATTAGGAGGAAATTTAAATGGCAGGTATCACATATCTTAAGCAATTCCAAAAGCCCGCACTTCGTGGATTGGTAGACGCAGCACTCGCGGACAGAAACGAGGTTCCAACGCTTGGTGACCGCTTTCTTCCGGATGACAGAATCTTCTCGAATACATTTGCGTACGACATCATCAAAAAGTCGCAGCACATTGGTGCGATGATCGGTTACGGCGCCGAGCCTCCGGTTGTTGACCGTGATGCGGTAGCGTCCAAAATGGGTGAGATCGCTAAAATGGGTTTGAAATACATCGCAACCGAAGAAGAATTGCTTATGCTTAACCAAGCTCGTAATGACGGCGAAAAACAAGCAATCATCGACCGTCTGACCGTAAAGGGCGTTGACCTCGTAAACGCTTTGACTCGTCGTGTCGACGTAATCAAAATGGAAGCTCTGACGAAGGGCACGTTTTCCTACAACAAGAACGGCGTTAAAATTGGCGTCGATTTCGGCATCCCGGCGGAAAACAAAAAGGCCCTGACGGGAGCCAATGCGTGGAGCAACACGGATGTGGACGTTATCGGCAATTTGCTCGAATGGGTGGACGCGTATACTGCAGCTAATGGAAAGGCACCGGACGTAATCCTGATCTCTCGCGAAGTTCAAGCACTGCTATTGAAGAACTCGGTTATCGTCAACGAAGCTCGCGGCGCAAATAGCGGAGCAAAACGCGTTAGTGTCGACGAACTGAATAGCGTTCTCGGCGGATACGGTCTACCTCCGGTTCAAATCGTCACTAATCGCAAGGTGACCGTTAAGGACATCTATACCGGCCAAGACGAAACAATCGAGTTCTTCCCGGTTAATCGCGTTGTAATGCTGTCTGAGGGTATTGGTAATTTCTTGTACGGTCCGACCGTCGAGAACGATTTCCAGCCGGGCGTAGTGCTTGACGCTTACGACAAGAACGAGCCGATCGAATCCGTATTGCGCACGGTAGCAGCCGGTTTCCCTGCGGTTGAAGCGCCATCGCTCATCTTCCACGCTGACGTTTATACTCCGTAATGGCTAACGTAAAGATCGAAGTCCTCGACGCAGTAGTCGACGGGCAAGGTAAGGGCGCGGTACTCGACGTGGAAGCGAAGACCGCGCAACACCTCGCTAATATCGGCTACGTGCGTATCCTGGACGAAGTTAAGTCAGAAGAACCCGACGAGAAGCCGGCGAAATCGAAACGGGGAAGCAACGCTAAATAAGGAGGCGGCGGAATGGCGAACTATCCGCAATTAGTCGAGCGTCTAACCGCACGCTTTCGGAATGTGCCCGGCGTTGAGCCCGAAGACATCGAGGCGTGGTTAAACGAAGCGCTCTATCAATACGGATACGCGCCGTTGACCGCCTTCGATATTCCGGACGACGAGACGCCGCTGGTACTATTGCTTGCGCAGATTCAAGGCGCCCGAACAATCGCGTTTTCAGTCGCGCACTACTTCAAATACACGGACGGAGAAGAGTCGGTAGATAAGTCGATGGTCGCCGAACAGTACCGCAAACTCGCCGCCGACCTTGTATCGGAGTATGAGCGAGAAAAGGCCGAAATCGGGCGTCGGAAATCTGCGTCAGCATTTCATGTGTCGAGGCGACTTGACCGCGATTTTGAACGGCCGCTGCGGCCTGGGTGGTGGCGGAATTGACCGAGAATGAACGCAAATTAAACGGGCTTTTGGAGCAGCTACATGATGATTACGTCGACGCATCGGTCGGCATGTCCGAAAGGGTTGCGCGGGATGTCGCTAAAACACGCTTACAGGTCGTGGAGCTAATTGAGGAATACGCGAATAAGGACGATACGATAAGTCGATCGCGCGTCAATACTCTGCTCCGCGATTTAGAGGCGATTGAACGCGAGATCCGAACCGTTGCCGAGACGTCACTGGCCGGCGCTATGAAGGACAGCGTAGAGATCGGTTATGCTAACGCATTAACTGCGTTTCACAAAACGCTTGGTCTCTCGGCCGACTTCGTGCTTACCGCAAGAGTGGCGGAAAGTTTGGTCCTGCCGACATTAACGGGAAAGGCGCCGTCACCGAGCAACTTGGCGGAATACTTAGCACATCGAACGGGACCCGACGGACTTATACTGTCTGACCGTGTATGGCAGCTTGCCGGCGAACAGCGTGCGGAGATGGGCAACGTACTCCGACGCGGGATTATACGTGGAGATTCAACGTCGAAAATGGTATGTGACATACGGACCGTCTATGAAAATGAAGCGTGGAAGGCGCGGAGACTTGCGCTAACAGAGGCGAATACGGCATACAGAACCGCGATAGGTTATACGGCCGAAAAATCGAAATTTGTTAGCGCACTCCGCCTCGTTCCAGGCGTTCATCATTCGGAGAAATGCGTAGCCAAGGCGGGAGAAGACCGCCACGGATTAGGCGCTGGTATTTTCTTGCCGAGCGATTCCGATATCTATTCGATCCATCCGAACTGCACGGCGTATACGCAATTTATCTTAACCGAGGAGGTGCGGTGATGCTAACCGACGGAGACGTAGCGTTTATTCGTTCGAATCGGGCCGAAATCCTACAACACCGCACCGAACTCGTTATTTTAGAACACACCGATGGGCGCAAAGAAACCGTGCCGGCCGTGTGGAAGAATCCGCCATCACTAAACGGTAGTCCTGCGCGAGCTCTCGGCGATTACACGCTGGATACGAACGATATTTCCGTATCCCTCGGCGAAGACATCAGCGCAGATACCGTTATACGAGTCCACCGTAAGGGACGGCGCTATATCTTTACGGATATTGATGAGCGCGGACTTGGCGGCGTCAACCGGTACGAATGTCGCGCGATGCTTGCGGTAACTGATGGTCAGCAGATTACGATTATACCGAGCGCTGCAGATGACGGTTGGGGCCAGCCGATCGAGCAGCCGCCAGTTACGATAAGCGCGTTTGTCCAAGAAGAGACGCGAACAGTCGCTAACCAATACGGCGAAGAGGCGGTCGTGCAGCTCCGTATTGTTGCCGAAGGACTTGCGCCAGTCTCATACCGCGATAAGGTGCGCTATGTTAACGAACTCGGGATCGTAGTTGAGCGCGAACCGGTCCGGATCGTAATCAGACGTCGCGTTGACGGTGCGCCGCTGGTAACGGAGGTGTACGTGTAATGTCATCGTTTGATTTCGAAATAGATTTCAAAGCGTTCGAAAAGGCGCTGGAAACTGCGGAAGAGGCCGTAATCGATGGCGCCATAAACGGCGTAGATGATGCGCTGGAATACTGGCAGATTACCGCGACGAATCTTGCGCCAATCGGTCGCTATAAGGGGCGCCGCGGCGGTAACTTGCGCGCCAAGATCGACCACAAAACGCCGAAAGTGGATGCGGACGGCATTAGCGGCTCAGTCGTAGCGAACGCCTTCAGCAACGGATTCAACTATGCGTACTATCTGCATAACGTTGCCGCCGATAAAGGTGCGAGTGCACAGGAACCCGGAACCGTACTCGACTTCTTGGAAAAGGCAAAGAACGACGGAGCGGCGCGGATGCAGCGGCTAATCGAAGACGCGATCGATGCGGAAGTAAAGCGGAAGGGGCTGACGTGATTTGAGCGTAATAAACGACATGGTCGCGATTGAGACGTATATCAAAGCGTTATTCCCTACCGCAACGACCGGCAAACAGGACGTGCCGGCACAGCCGCCTGCAAATTCGTTTTACGTCCGATTGCTTGACGAGGACCGCGAAACGGAAACGCGTTATCACTTCCGGATTGACCGCGTATACCAAATCGTCCACATTGCGCAGAGGCCGGACACGGTGCTTGCGAATATGGACGCGCTGAGTACAGCGATTTACCAGAAGGAGTTGATCGGGAGTATCCGTATCAATGCGTTCTCCATCTCGCAGCCGGCGAAAACGGAAAACGGACTATTCGCAATTATCGGCCTACTCGACACCAGCGTAAGGCAGGCGAGAGTCCAAACGAATTACCCAAAAATTAATAATGTCGGCGTAAGCCGTATTTAGCAAGGGCGTCCTCCGCGGGCGCTCTTTTCTATTTCTAAAGGAGGTCTTTGAATGCCAGGAGCACAGTGGGACCCCACGGCACTACCTACGCGCCCAGGAATCTACATTAACTTTAAAGAAGCTGCAGCCGCTCAGATTTCAGGCGGTGCGCGAGGTACCGTGGCTATCCCGTTACTCAACTATACGAGCAAAGCGACGGCAAAATCGTTCTACACGGTATCGACCGAAAAGGAGGCATCCGATCAATTCGGCCTCTCTAACATAACGTCCGTTCTTCTTGCACTGCAGGGCGGAGCGAAGGAAGTTCTCGTCTACGCCATGCCGAAAACGCCGATCGCAGAGGATTACGCAGACATGCGCGCCGCATTCGATGCGCGGCCGTTTAACGTATTCGTCTTCGATAGCGAGTATAACGTCGAACAGCAAGCGGCGACCAAAACGTGGGTCACGAAGAATCGCGAAGAAGGCAAACACTTTATCGCGGTTATCGGCGGCGACGCGACGACTGACGTTGATCCAGTGGCAGGTAACGCACGGACAACGCTCAATAGCGATGATTATATCGTCAACGTTGTCGAAGGCGGAGTCATTGCCGGCGTCAACTACACATCGTCGGAGTACGCGGCTTGGGTGGCCGGCAAGATTGCGGGAACTCCAATTAACCGTTCGATCACATACGCCGTGCTTCCGTTGGAAGACGTAACGAAGCGCATGACTAACTCGGAAATCGTTGCGGCGCTCAATGCGGGATCACTCGTGTTTACGCACGACGGCGAAAAAGTCAAAATCGAACAGGGGCTAGTAACGAGCGGTAAGAAAATCCGGTCAATCCGCGCCCGCCAAGCGATTGCGACGGACATTGCGCGCACGGCTGCCGATAACTATATCGGTAAGCTCGATAACAATGCGGACGGGCAGACGACGCTCATGGTCGCGATTAAGGCGTATCTTGAAACTCTGGAAGCAAGCGGTGTACTGACGAGTCCATTCGTCGGACTAGATCCGCAGCGGCCAAGCGTGGGCGACTCCGTCTTCCTCGTTATCAGCTATACCGAAGTCGACAGCATGGAGCGCATTTTCCTGACGGTCAATATCTAATAAGGGCGGTGACATAATGGCAGGTCCAATGGACGCAAAGAAAGTAATTAGCGGTAACTACGGTTACGCGTACGATATGGACGGTAATTGGCTGACCAACGTTACCAAGGTCGAGGCAAATATCGAAATCGGCATGGAAGAAATCAAGTTGGCCGGCACGCGTTGGCTCGGCAACAAAACGACTACGCTAAAAGGCTCCGGCACACTCGGAGGCTACATGGTGACGTCGGAATGGATCGAGAAAATGGCGCAGGTCACAGACGATATGAGTTCGCCGTTCGTGACTGAGCTAGTCGTTAAACTCGACGATCCGGAATCGTTTGGCGCGTATCGTGTCCGGCTGAAAAACGTGACCTTCGATAACATTCCGGTTATCAACTACGAAGTCGGCTCGATCGTTGAGCAAGAGTACACATTTGTATTCAGCGGATATGAAGTCATTGACGGTATTCGCGCGGCATAAATAACGCAGACTTGGCGGGCTCCGGCTCGCCTTTTTATTTTGAATATAATCGGAGGTTGACTATAGATGGCAAACAAAGGACTAGATGCACTCCTGGGTGCGACACTTGAACTGGAATCATCGGTTTATATTCCGCGTCTCAAAACGAAATTTACGATAAAGGCGCTGAGTAACGATGATCTGCGCAGAATCAACGAACGGGCAACGGTCATCAATCCTCGCGGTGAAAAGTCGACTGACGACCAACTCCTGAACGCTTTGTTTATTGCAAAGGGATGTGTTGACCCGGACTTTAACAATAAAGCGCTTAAAGAGCATTACGGAGCAATTGACGAGGCTGAGTGCGTTACAAAAGCACTTCTTCCCGGTGAGATGGCGAAGCTTCTGCAGGCAGTTTTGGACTTGTCTGGATTCGGCAACGAGGACGAGCTGATCGAAGAAGCAAAAAACTAATAACGTCCGGCGGTGTACCTTACCTCCTCCATGAAATATTTCAGCGGCATCACATACCGCCGGATGAAGTCTACGCAAAAGAGCGCCGACACCAATCCTTTCTATACGCGTCGATGCTTCTCGAATTGGAAGCGGAGGAGAAGGAACGCAGACGTAGAGGGGGCGGTTCATAATGGCGTTCGATCTCGTTGGCAAAATCAAGATTAAGGACGACGGCGCCAGTAAAGCGCTAGAGCGCGTTAAACGATCAATGGACGATGTTAAAAAAGCGACGGCATCCTATTCGAGTTCAAACGATCGGCTCCGGACGGCTCAGACGCGCTTATCATCGCAGAATACGAAAAATGCCCGTTCATTTGACGTCGTACAAAAAGCGCTAAAGAAAACGGACGGCATGTTTACGAGCTTCGCGAAGAAGGCCGCCAAGGGAATCGCGTTCGGAGCGATGGGTATTGGCGCTGTGTCGCTTGGGGCTGCGGCATATGGAGTAGGCGCTTCCGCTAAAAAAGCGATGGACTTTGAGGCTGAACTTTCAACAGTCCAGGCGCTTACCGGTGCAACAAATTCTGAAATGTCTAAGATGTCAGCACTAGCGTTGAAGATGGGCGCAGACACGAAGTACAACGCGCTTGAGGCTGCGCAGGGTATTGAAGAACTCCTTAAGGCGGGCTTAACGCCGGCAACCGTACAAGCTGGCGGGCTAGAGGCAGCGCTTAACCTCGCAACTGCAGGCGAGCTTGGTCTTGCGGATGCAGCGGAAATCATGTCCACCGCGCTCAATGCGTTTAAGAAGGACGGGATGGCTGCATCAAAAGCTGCGGATATACTTGCGGGAACGGCGAATGCATCAGCGACAGGCGTCGAGGAACTTCGCTACTCATTGGCGGCAGTTTCTGCGGTCGCGTCCGGGATGGGATTAACGTTTGAGGATACGAATATTGCGCTCGGTTTGTTCGCGAATAACGGATTGAAAGGGTCAGATGCAGGTACTTCGCTTAAAACGATGCTGCAAAATCTGCAGCCGACAACAAAGAGTCAGATTGCGCTTTTCAGTGCGCTCGGACTCGTGGCTAAAGATGGGTCGAATGCGTTTTACGACGCAAAAGGCAATATTAAGTCCATGGAAGACATCTCGGGTATATTGCATAAATCTCTCTCGAAACTGACGAATCAGCAACGAGCATTGACGCTTGAATTGATGTTCGGAACAGACGCGGTACGTGCTGCCAACATTCTTTACACTGAGGGCGCAGATGGTGTTAAAGAGTTCCGTAAGGAAATGTCTAAGGTTACTGCGCTTGATGTAGCGCGAAAGAAGATGGACAACGCGGCCGGTGCGGTTGAGCAGTTCCGCGGGGCGATTGAAACGCTTCAGATTTCCGCATTAATGCCCACTATGCCTTTAATCAAACGGTTCGCCAATTCAGCGGCTGATTTCGTTGAAAAGTATACTCCGAGAATTACTGCTGCAACTGATAGGATGGTTAAACAAGCAAGTAACTACCTGAATACCCATTTTATCAAAAATCCAGAGTTTCAAAAGCTCCCTGATTTAAAGAGCAAGGTTAAGTTTGTTTTCGACGACGTAAAGCGTGCATTTGATGCTTGGTGGGCAGGAGGCGGGGAATCTGCATTTCAGGGACTTGTAACTAAAATTGTGGGGTTCTTAGCCAATGCTCTTGAGCAGTGCATTCCGCAGTTTGTCGATATCGGACTGAAGATTGGCAAGGGGATTGTAAATGGTATTTTACTAGGTCTCAAAGATTTAGACATCATGACTGCGATTTCGCCCGTTAGATCTGCGGAGAAAAAAGCAAAAGACCAGTATGACAGCTACCACTCTTTGTCTGAGGCAGCCGCCCAAAATGCTAAAAAGAATCCGGGTACTCCGTTGTACAAAGGCGGGTCAATAAGTGCACCAGCACCGAGCGCGTGGTACGAAAACGCGTGGGACGGCGTTAAATCCGGATTCGGTAGCGTCAAGAGTTTTGTAACCGGTAAGGGCCACGCAGGTGGTCTCGATCGCGTTCCGTATAACTCGTATCCTGCGCGTCTTCACAAGGACGAAATGGTGCTTACGAAAACGGAAGCGTCGCATTATCGCGATGAGAGACGCGGAGGTAAGACGGCACCTACGATTAACTTTAACGGACCGATCCACATTAACAACGGAATGGACTACGATACATTTGTCCGTAAACTCACGCACGACTTGGCGCAATAGGAGGCGAATATATGGCGCAAGAAAAGCCGCAGTTTTGGCTCAAATATAACAACGGAGCGGAAACGCTATGGCTTCCGGTAAATCCGGAGTCCCTGTCCGTAAGCTCTACGTTTGGATACGAAGACATCGAAATCTCAAATCTTGGCGAATACACCGTTTCAGGCGGCGCTCGTCAAAGAGAGATTACGGTGTCTTCTTTATTTCCGCGCGACTATAACGCCTCCTACTGTTCTTACGATGATATACCGGACCCGTGGGAGTGCGTCGAACTTATCGAAAGTTGGAAGAACACCGGTAAGCCCGTCCGTTTCATCGTCACAGGAACGCCAGTCAATATTGCGGTCACTATCCGTTCATTTGATTACGAAGAGCGCGGCGGCGAACCGGGCGATATTTACTACACGCTGGAGCTGAAGGAATACGTTTTTATCACGATTCCGCGGAAGTCCGACGGAAAGAACGGCGCGGTTTCTGGCAGCGGTGGCGCAACATTACCGAAGTTGCAGTCGGCTGCACAACGGCCGAGCACGCGCGAGGCGCCGCCGAAATCTTACGTCGTAAAATCCGGAGACTCGCTATTTAAGATCGCGGCCAGCCTCTACGGAAAAGGCGATGACTGGCGCAAGATTTACGATAAAAACAAAAAGGTAATCGGCGCGAATCCAAACGTGATCAAACCGGGCATGAAGTTGGTGATTCCGTAGTGGCGAAGATAGTCGTACTTTATGACGGAAAATATTACGTTGAACAGCTCGTCGTTCGCGCGGAATGGTCCGGAGACGTTGCGCAGCCTTTCCGCACGCTAACCTTAACGCTATCCAACACGCTGAACGGTGAGGAACAGGCGCTTGCGTTCGAGGTCGGCAAAGAAATCCGATTCTATGCGGACAACGTCGGGCTGTTCCGCGGCATCATCTTTACGTACGATATCGACGATAAGGGGAGCGCTACGATTACCGCGTATGATGAAAACGTGTATCTCACGAAGAACGCTGATACTCGTAAGTTCGTCGGCATGACGGCGGGTGCCATCGTTAAGGAGATTTGCAAAGCGTTCGAGATTCCGACGGGAACGATCGCGTCGACCGGCTACGTCATCCCGAAAATGATCCTGCGCAATATGGACTTGTGGGACATGATTGTCACGGCGCTGACGGAGACACGAAAGCAAAACGGCCGGAAGTTCTTCGTATATGCTCGTGAGGGCAAGTTGTTCCTTCGCGAGAAGAAAGACGAAATCGTACGCTGGATGATCGAGGACGGCGTTAACATCATATCCGCAAACCGGTCGCGATCCATCGAGGACATGCGCACGGCCGTTAAAGTCTTGGGCGGAGATGACGAGGATAAGCCGATTACCGCGTCTGCAAGGGATGCAGCAATGGCCGCAAAGTACGGGTTGATGCAGCACTTAGAGCAGGCGGATTCTAAGCTTAACAAATCGCAAATTGAACAACTCGCCAAAACGCGCCTTAAGGAACTCGCTAAGGTAAACGAGGAGGTAACGGTTGAGGCGCTAGGAATAACGGAAGTCGTCGCTGGGTCTGCCGTATATGCTTTCGAGAGCATGACGGACCTGGTCGGCGGCTTTTATGTTAACGCGGATACTCATACGTTCGAGAACGGCGCCCACACGATGAGCGTTACGTTATCCAAAACGGACGACCTGCCGAAGCTTGATTACGAAGCAGACTCGGAGAAAAAGGAAGCCGCCAAGAAAAAGAAAAAGAACGCCAAAATGACCACCAAGCCGAAGAAAACCAAAAAAGGCGGAAATGATCCGGTTACGCAGCTAATAAATACAATCAAAAAGCAGAACGGAGGTAAGTGATGGCGGTCGAGCTTATAGAAGGCTCTAGTGTTAGTCAGTTAAGAGGGTTAATAAAGCAGGTCGGATACAACAAGGACGTAGACATCGAGTTTGCGACCGTCACCGCAGAGCCTCCGTCCCTGCGAATCAAAATCGATAACATGCCGATTGAACTGGACGCGGACGATTTCGTTGTTGCCGAATCACTCGTTAAGCATACGCGAAAGGCCCGCATCGACGGCGCAACTCCGGTCGATATCGAGTTTGAAAACGCTCTGAAGGCGGGCGACCGCGTCATTGTTGCGTCGTTTAAAAACGGACAGGGGTACGCAATCCTGGACCGCATAGGAGGCGATAGCGATGGCGCTTAGTCCACTTGTTCCGGAGGAAGACAGCGCGGATATCATCGTAACAGACCCGATCGAGCAGCCGCTGAAGACGTACGCACTTAACATCGATGTCGGCGAGCTTGGCGGCCACGTTGACGGTCAGGATGCGGTTAAACAGTTCATTTATAAAGCGATCAAAACGGCGCGGTTCCGATTCGCGATTTACGACGACGATTACGGCAGCGAACTCGATGATCTAATCGGCCAAGACGTCACGACGGATCTGCTCGAAACGGAAGTGCCACGAGTAATAGAGGAAGCGCTGATTTACGATGATCGCATAGATTCCGTATATGGATTCGAATTGACACGCGAGGGCGACCGCCTTTACGTGTCTTTTTACGTTGACGTTGCGGACGAAACTATCCCGATGGAGGTGACGATTTAATGGCGTATGAACAACAAACGTCCGCCGCGATACTCGACCGGATGCTGGACGCGTCGCCCTCCGATATTGATAAGCGGCAGGGTTCGGTCACAAACGACTTGCTCACGCCAGCCGCGATCGAACTATCGCTTGCTTACGCAGGCTTGGACACCGTGCTGCAGCTCGGATTCGCAGATACGACGGCGGGAGAATACCTCGATAAACGCGCGGCTGAGTACGGCCTGACACGCAAGCCTGCGGTAAAAGCATTCGGTACATTAACGTTTGCCGGTCCTGATGGGACTGTGATTCCGGCGGGTACACTCGCAAGCACTGGCGGCGACTCTCCGGTTTATTTCGTGACCAAGGCGGCCGCAATCATAGCAGGCGGTACCGCAACCGTGGCGGCAGATGCGCAGGAGGCAAGCGCGGCCGGAAACGTCGGTATCGGATTGGTCAATACGCTGCTCGGCGATCTTGTCGGCATAGTTGCGGTAACAAACACGGTCAATTTCGAGGGAGGCGTCGACTCTGAATCCGATGCGTCGTTATTGGCGCGATACATCGAACGTGCTCGGCGCCCGGCTACTTCGGGCAACTCGAATCAATACCGCCAATGGGCGCTTGAGATACCCGGCGTTAGTGACGCGAAAGTGTATCCGATATGGAACGGACCCGGCACCGTTAAAGTCGTACTCTTGGACGACGATAAGACCGCGCCGGATGCTTCGGTCGTAACCGCGGCACAAACGTATATCGATCCCACACAGGACGGCACTGGTCAAGGCGCGGCCCCGATTGGCGCAATCGCTACGGTCGTCGGCGCGAAGGAAGTCGCCATCAACGTAAACGTAGACGTAGACTGGGCGCCAGGCTATTCGTCGGTATTTACGCCGAGGGTCAAATCGGCCATTGAAGCGGAGGCATTAACGGTCAATAGCGGTTATGGCGGCAGCATTGACGATACTCAGGCGGGGGCAAGCGGCGGAAGATGCGTCAAATTTACGTACGTGACGAACGGAAACAGTAAGGCGACGATTAGCGGCGAAACGCTCGCGAACATGCTCGGGAAGGCCGGGCAATATAAAATTCGTGCCCGCGTTAAGGTGAGCGACACCACATCGACTACTAAGTTCTTCGTCCTGTCCATGCAAAATCCGCAGACATTAACGCCGTTCGAACGATATCAAGGCTCCGGAACTCCAACGGATGATGAGCTTATGTTTTCTCCGAGACAGTTAAGCACGGATTGGACGTGGGTGGAGCTGCCGTTTTATTGGGATGGAATCCAGCCGATTGAACTTTGGACAGGTCGACCACACAACTTAATTGAAGGAGTGACATTGTGGGAAGACCAAGTCGAATTTATCAGCGAAGACGGCGACTCGAAGGCTCCTGCGGATGTCCAAAAGCAAGTCGAAGACGGAGTTCGGGCGTACCTTAAGTCGCTCGCATTTGCGGACCCACTCGTTAGGATCACACGTATCGCGAACATCCTGCTCGATATTCCGCCAATCGTTGACTATCGCAACCTGACGATAAACGGCGGCACCGGCAACGTCGCAATTGCGGACGGCGAGGTCGCGGTGCTCGGGACGGTGACGATTACGTAATGCGGACACTAAGCGAAATTAAGCGCGACATGCACGATTACCTGCCGAAATACTATGAAGGTATCGAGGCCGCGGATAACATTCTCGATCGCGAGGCCGAAGAGTTGGCGCGGCTTAACGCAAGCATTGACGACGTGCTGGCGCAATTCTTTATCGAAACAGCAACGTGGGGGCTTGCGTCATGGGAGCGCATTTTCGGCGTTACGACTGACCCATCGAAATCGTACGAACAGCGGCGCGAGATCCTGCTCGGCAAGCTGCGCGGCGTCGGTAAGGTGGACGCGGAACTCATTAAGAACGTGGCGTCAGCGTATGCGAACGGGGAGGTTGCGGTTACGAACAAGGCCGCCGAATATACGATCGTGATTACGTTCGTGAGTTCGATGGGCGTGCCGGCGCAGATCGACGCGCTTAAGGCGGCCGTACGCGATATTGCACCGGCGCATATGGCGATTGATTACGTGTTCCGTTTCTACACGTACGCGGAACTTAAAGCGAGCGGAAAGACTTACGCGCAGGTGGCGGAAACCGGCAAAACCTACGCTGAATTATATAATCGGGGGATGACGTAAGAATGGCGAATACACCAAATTTAAAACTGCCGCTAGTGGACGCGAACGCCACGGCGGACGTGCCGCGGGACATGAATGCGCTGGCCCAGGCGGTGGATACGAACGTTAAGGCGGCACTTGCGGACGTGACGGTGCCTGACGCGAGTTTGACGAAAAAAGGGATTACGATGCTGTCAAATGCAACGGACGGGACGCGGGAAGATGTGGCGGCGACGGAGAAGGCTGTGAAGACTGCTAATGATCGAGCGGTTACGGCTGAATCAAACTCAAAATCATATGCCGATACTCAGATAGCATTTACCAAGGTGCAGATACAGCAGGAATCTAAACAAGATATTCGGGGCTTGGAGCGCGAGCTGGCGAACCTCAACCTTCAGCTGGAAGCGTCCAAACGGGTACCGAGCGGAGTCACCTTCGGCAGCAACTTTGCAGATTCTTTCGGTATGACGATCGACACGACAAAGACGGTCACAACTGCCGCGTTATCTGTAGGTGCGATTTCCATCCCAGTAGAGTCCGTTACTGGCTTAGCTGCTGGCATGGAGGTCACGATTTTTGATGACGTGAACATCGAGCGTATGACGATCACATCTATCAGCGGCAGCACGTTGACTATTCCAGCATTAGCTAGAGCGTATAAAGCAAAGGCGAGTGTGGCGCGAACGTCTGCCGTGATAGATACAGTTAATAAGTGCGCTAAGTTTGGCGGGTGGAGTACGCAGGTTAATATAAACGTAGCGGATTCTACAGTAATTTCAGGTTCCACCTATACTATAAATGGTAACGGACGCAAGCTGGTAAGGTTAAGTAATAATTGGCTTGTTACGTGTGCATACCTTCCCGGCTCTGGTAACACATCAATCATGGTTAGTAAAGATGACGGAAATACGTTCACCCAACTAGTAGTATTAACATTCGGATACGAAGAGAGTTATCTTGCATCGTTTGGAACACGAATATTCGTACTTCAAATAAACAACAGCAAAACCGCGCAATGCGCTTCTGTTACAATAGACGCACTAACAGGCGCCATAAGTAATATAAGATATCCAGACTCCGCACAAACCGAATTTAGCAGCGGCGCGTCCCTAGTTATTAACGAAGCCGGAACCGAAATACACGCGGTATGGACGTCTAAAAACAGTTCTTATCCGAATAGCTTTAATATTCGATATGCAAAAGGAACTATCAACAACTTATGGGACGTAACGTGGGGTGCTGCACAACAAGTGACCCCAGAAGGCGTAGCTACAGCAAATTGGAATCTTCCATCCGTGGTATTGACCGCTGATGGTTCGCCTCAGATTTTTGCGCGATTCGTCACAGTGAATGCAAACTATGTACGTTCCCTAACCCTAGATTCGGGGTCATGGGGATATAGAAACATTTATACACCGGGTGATTATCCAATAGCATATCCATCCGTCGCATTCGTGCCTAAAAGCATTAACGGCCTTGCAAACGGTCGGATATGGGTTGCTTGGCAAGGGTCAGATAGCACTGATTCGAGCGCGTACAACATCTTTATTTCTTATTCTGACAATGGCGGAGTTTCTTGGTCGACGGCGCAGAAGATAACAAATGGGAATACTGTTTCGATGTGGTACCCATCCCTAACAGTTAACAAAAACAACAAAGTTTTTATCGTGTTTAATGTTGGTTCTGTTGGAGGTGGCATGAAACAAGCTTCTTACGACGGGAAGAATTGGATTGTATCAGACGTAATAGCGGGCAGCACATACCCAACTACCACTAGCGCCTTGCTTGATTTCACATTAGACTTCGAGCAACCACCTTTTGTATGCAAAACTTCGCAAAAGATAGCATTCTATGGCCGTTGGGTGAAAGGGAGTGAAACACCAATCACAGAAAACGACATCCGCTTTAAACTCAAGGACACCGACGAAGCCGTGACGTGGGTACAGCATGACGCCGGATTAACCGTGTCAGCTGCTCTGAACGGTCAGACGATGGACAAGACGACCGCCGGGAATGAGGATCAATTCGTTAAGGCGTTGACGGCATCCGGCCCTGCTGAAATCCGGTTGACTATGAAACGATCTTCAACGTCTGATAACGTTAAGATAAATAAAATATTGGGAGGCGTTGGCTAATGCAATATATTGACATCAAAGATTCAACGATCAATTTTGTTAACGAGGACAAGGACCCGCAGAAGCAAACTGAGCAAATGGGTGCTGACCTTGGAAACCTGCTGATGGAAAGTGCCATGGATAAGGCCACAATCATGCAGCTGGAGGATACCGTGGGCAATCTGTTGCTTGAAGTCGCAATGCTGAAAGGAGGTGCTGCATAATGTGGTATTCAACGGTTAAACGCTTTTACGACAACGGACATCCGGCATATACAGACGAGAGCCTAAAAACCTTCGTCGTCGCCAAGATGATTTCGGCCGAGCAATATAAGCAGATCACAAACATCGAATATATAGCCTAAGAAGCGCCCGTAAAATACGGAGCGCTATTTTTATGCCCTCGGGAGTGGTCCGGGGGCTTTTTACGCTTAGGGAGGGCGGAGGGTCCAACGTGGAACAAACGCTATTAGACGTAGCGGCTAAGAATGGCATATTTGCGCTGCTGACCGTCATCATCGGATATATACTTTGGCGCGAGATGCGCCGAATGCAAGACGAATCGAAAGCGCGAGAGGAACGCCTTAGTGCGGACGCCAAGGCGGAACGCGATCGGATGCACTCGGAAGCCGTTGCGCGCGAAGAACGCATGAATACAGATGCGCGCGAAAGGGAAGACCGCCTCATGAAGTTGGCGGAGGGATTGACGGATCAGTTCGAAACGCTCGCGAGTCGGTACGAATCACTGGCGCTTGATGTCCGCGATATCAAATCGGTAGTTCACGGAAAGGAGTGACGCAAGAATGACGTTAACACTTGAATACGTACGTTCGAAGTCCGCGTCTAAACTGACCGGACTTTTTCCCGTCGTTAAAGCGGCAGCCGAGGCGCTAATTATTCGCTGCTATAACCGCGGTGTTCCGATCGTCATTACGCAAGGACTTCGGACCATTGCGGAGCAGGACGCTTTATACGCGCAGGGACGGACGAAGCCGGGGGCGATCGTAACCAACGCAAAGGGTGGATACTCAAATCACAACTTCGGTATGGCGATTGACTTCGCGTTACTAATGCCGGATGGGAAATCGGTGTCCTGGGACATGAAGCGCGACGGTAACTGCAGCGGAACAGCTGACTGGTACGAAGTTGTTGCGGAAGCGAAGGCGCTCGGCTTTGCGTGGGGCGGCGATTGGTATTCGTTCAAGGATTATCCGCACTTCGAGATGATGTTCGGATTCACTTGCGCGCAGATCCGCGCAGGCAAACGACCGACTCAGGCGCAAATAGATGCGGTTTACGCGTTATTTAAAAACGAGGAGGAATGCGAAATGACAGCGGAGGAAAAGGCTGCGTTTAAGTGTCTGCAGGAAATGGTTGAGGCGCAGGCTAAGAAGATCACAACACTTGAGAGCAACGCAAAGATGGCGGCCATTCCGGTATGGGCTGTCGATGCGTGCGATGCTGCCAAACGTGCGGGCGTGATCGATACGACGGCCGGCGGCTCATACGACTTCTACCGACTGATTACCGTGCTCTATCGGCGTGGATTCTTTAACGAAAGGGGTGTCGCGTAATGAAACGGAAATTAGCATCGCGTAAGTTTTGGGCGCTATTGGCTGCGCTGGCAACATCGGTATTAACAGCGGCTGGAGCCGGCGAGAATACGACGCTGCAGGTTACGGGAATTATTGCGGCTGTCGGCGCATGTGTTGCGTATATACTGGCGGAAGGAATTAGCGATGCAGCCGGTGCTAAAAATAACGAAGACAAAACTGAATAATAAATGCGCCCATCGGCGAGTTTCTGCGTATGAAAACGTAGGGATTTCGTTGGTGGGCGCCTTTTCTTTTTGTGGACGCGTAAACGAATCTAGTGGTATTATTTAGGGGATACCGGAGGGATGTATATTATGTCTGAAGCTGAAAATAAACAAACGGAAATTTCAAGCAATAGTAATAGGACTATCAAATATATAATTGGAATTTTTGGGGTATGTATCGTAGTTATGATAGTCGTGTTAGCATTAGGATTAGGTAAAGATGATGGTGCGTCGGACGATCCTTATGTTGCGCTGAATGTAGTCCCGAAGGTTGGCGATAACGTCACGGTCGGACCGTTTAGCGTTAAGATTACGAATGCTGAGCGAAATGGGAACACGGTGGTCCTGAGCGTAACGGCGAAAAACGAATCGAGTAAATCCGATGATTTATATTCCGAACAGTTTAAGTTGCGGGATGACAATGGCCGCGTGTATGATAGCGTACCTGGTGCGTCATTGGTTAATGTTAATCCCGGTATCGAAAAGACCACGAAGATTAGTTTTGAAGTGCCGGAGAGTGCCGCAAACATGTCGGCTACCATTGACGAAAAGCTTTTAAGTTCGACGCACAAAACAGTCGACATCGGCCTATAACCGTAAACGCAAGTAGGACCGCTCATTATGGGCGGTCTTTTATTTTGCCTCCGCCTAATTTTGCGTCAAGCGACCGCAACTTCTCCATGTTGTCCGTATCCAATCCGAGATACTTCCGCATCAATATTCCGCCCTCAGCTCGCACGAGTCCGTCCAATAACGCAAACTTCCGCTGATATCCCCGACACAAATACTGCGCCTCATACCCGCGCTCCGTCCGCTGCATATCGAGAACTTTTATGCCGCGTTGCTTAAACTCGCGCCGTAGCTCCGTTAAATCGTATGTAACGCGGTCCATTGCGGCCGTTATGATCTCCGCATAAGGCTCCGGTGTCTTTACCGCGGCATTGATGACGCTGATATCGCGCTCGAACGCCGACAATACGATCGGAAGTAATATATACGGTTTGATGAGCGCGTGATCCTCTTCGGTGATTCCTGGCGGCATGGTGGCGCCTCCTTTATTGCGAACGTACATTCGTAATTATAGCGCGATTCGGTCAGATCAGCAACGACATTACATCGGCCAGAAATCGTCAGCGCTTACGTTCTCTCCGGATAGTTTACGTGCGGCATCGACCAATTTGCGCATAGATGTTCCGTTTGGGTAGTACGACGGATTGTTACAGACGCGTGTGAGCGTATCGCGGCCGAGCTTCGTTATCTCGCGTATTCGTTCCTGCGGAATGTTCCTCCGATCGAGGAATGCGCCATACTTACTCCGCCTTTTCCCGAGTCCCATTTCGATCACCTCATCCATAGCGTGGACGAGTCTATCAATTTTTATACGAGCACTTCCGCAAAAATGCGGAAAGATAACCAAGCTGACCTACATATGTATCTATCACACAAACACAAAGGAGAGTGTTGATATGGTTAGCTTGGTTCCGTTTGTCCAGTTGGCTGTCGTCGGTGTCGTCTCACACGCGATCGAGCGCAAAGTGGAGCGTGCCGGCCACGGAGGTCGGGTCGTCCTTATCCGGATGTCTACGTATGTAATTTGCGGTTGCATTGCCTTGTACCAATGGCGGATAGCGCTGCGGATGTTGGGGCACGCATTTGGCCTTCACGTGCCCTGGTGACGTATGTAATTACGGCTGGTTTACGTATGCAATTGCGTATGTTTCACGACATATGTAATACGGGCTTTTTATCGCGTTGTGACGCGGAAAATAAATTATGTAAGGAGCGGCGCGAATGGTAGTGAGCGGAGTGACGGCGGCGGCCGCAAAGTTAATCGGAGTTGGCGGAAGCAGTACGGCGGCCTGGCTCGTATGGCGCGGGATGCCGGATCAAAAGTTCAGGCGTGATCTCAACGGACTATTCCGGACCGGCGACTTGTACCGCAAGATCATCGGATATAAAGGACGAGTGCTGCGGTCGTACCCGTCGGTCAAGCGCGTGAACATTTATCTCGATCGAAAAGAAGCCGCGTTTGTGCTTCCGGTAGGACTGGACCCGGCAGTCATCGTAGAGCATGCGTGGCTATTCCGCCAAGTGTTCGGACAATATGCGGAAATCACGACGGCCGAGGATGCGCGAACATTCGTGATGCGCGTCTACAATGGACCGCTGACCACGTTCGATTATGACGCGGAGGCCGTTGCGGAGTGTGTACTCGGAATGGATCTGCCGATATACGTGGGGAAATCGAGGGCTGGCGATGTCACGTACGATATGATCCGGAATCCTCATCTGCTTATATCCGGAGAGACCGGCGGCGGCAAATCGGCGGGCCTGCGCTCGGTACTTACGACGCTAATACGGAGCTGCGGCGACCGTCTCGAATTGTACTGCGCCGACATGAAGGACTCGGAATTTCACGTATTCAAAGGCATAGCCCGCGAAGTGGTAACGGAAGAACGCGACTTGGAACGCACATTGATGTTTCTAGGGCGGGAGATGAAACGTCGTGGGTCATTATTGGCCGCGGCTGAGGTGGCGCACATTAACGACTTGCCGACGGATAAGCGGCCGCCTTATATCGTGCTGGCTATCGATGAGGTTGCGCTAATAAAAGGCGTGAAGCGTATTATGGACGGAATAGAGCGGATAAGTACGATTGGCCGCGCGCTCGGCGTATTCCTTATACTATCGATGCAGCGGCCGGACGCGGACGTACTCGACGGCAAGCTGAAGAACAATCTAACGGTTCGCATATCCTTCCGCCAGGCAGACGCAATAAACAGCCGGATTGCGATCGGTAGCGACGAGGCGTCCGCGATATCAAACGATGAGAAGGGGCGCCTGGTGCTTAAATTTAACGGACTGACTTACGTACAGGGGCCGCACTTAACGTTAGAGGCCGCGCGGGAGCTGTTGAAGCCGTATAAACGCGCGGAGGAATCTAAGTCTGCGCCGGAACCTGCGGAAGATCCAGCGGATATTATCGAATTGGGGGTACTCGAATGAATACGCGTGATAAAGCGATACTGGCGGACCTCGAACGTTTCAGATGCCTGACGCGCGATGACATTGCGGAATTATACTTCGCTCACACACGCCATCCCATTACGCAGACGAACCTCGTGCTCAAGCGGCTGCGGCGGGACGGCCACGTTAAATGCGCGACGGATCGGCGTAAGTACGTTTACTTTCCGCAGGAGCAGCGCATGAAGCCAGACTCGCAAAAGGTGGCGCATTTCCTTGCGATCGCGGACGTGTACCGACGGCTACGGAACGCAGAGGTGCCGCGAGTATTCGAGGTCGAGCCGAAGCTTGGCGGGAAGGGGCGGCCGGAACCGGATGTGTTTGCGATATGGAAAGCGTCACCGTGGTATATCGAGGTCCAGCGGACGACATATACGGATAAGTACATGGCGGAAAAGTTGAACCGATTTGAGGCGTATTACAATTCCGGCGAGTGGGAACGGGCGGCGTGGCAGCCTGCGAATAAGAAAGTGTTCCCGTACGTGTGGATAATCGCGGAGACCGGTGATAAAAAATATAACGTTGGGGTGCGTCCATTTCCGGTGTATCAGGCGAGTATTGACGAGATGATGGCGCGCATAAAACGATAG